TGGCGCTACGGGGTTTCATCGGGGGGGGATGGCAACGGGGTTCAGGACGGCAGGATTTTACCAAGCAGCGGGTGGGGCGAGGTTTTTCGAGGCGCCCAACTGAAGATCGATCCGGCGATCGTGCTGGCCACGCGAGGCTATGTAGATGACGAAATTAACGGGCATCTGGCAGCCAATAATCCTCATAACCAGTATGTGAATAAAAATGTTTTTGAGGTTGCGATAAATTCTCTTGACGCATCGAAGGTGTCAAAAAATGGTGACGCCATGCTGGGCTTCTTGTCATTATCTGAGGCACCCATTCAGGCCAATCATGCAGTATCGAAGGCGTATGTTGATGGCGAATTCTTGCTAAGCCAAAATGGATATCAGATATTCCCTAGTGGTCTTGTAATTCAGTGGGGATACGTCAATTCTGGGGGTTCCACATCTGGAACCATCCAATTTCCTGTTCCATTTTCGACAGCCTGTTTTTCTGCAGTTGCGCATGACTATGCTTCGAGCTCTGCAGACATGTCGACCGTACGTCTGAATTTGCCTACCCAAACGGGTGTTTCTTGGTTTGGGCAAACAATGTCAAGTTCGGAAGCTGTTAGCCCTTCTAGCTTTTGCTGGATAGCTCTGGGCTGCTAATAAATAAACGTTTTTAGTCTGTCTTAGCCCACCCCTGCGGTGGGCTTTTTACTTTCCGGAGAACCCGATGCCCACTTCCTTCTTCCACGGTGTGACCGTCACCCTGATCGACACTGGTCCACGCCCGATTGCCATTCCGTCCTCGTCGATCATCGGCCTGGTCGACACCTACACGCCCACCGAGGGGTTGGCCGAGCCCAACAAGCCCATCTTGCTGACCTCTTACCGTGAGGCGGTGAAGCAGTTCGGTGCGAGCAGCGCACTGGCCAAGTCGGCACGCGGCATCTACGCCCAGTCTTCGGCCGTGGTGGTCGCCATCGGAGTGCCTCTGGTCGCTGATGCAGCTGCTCTCACCAGCGCCATCATCGGTGGCGTCACGGTCGATGGTCAGCGCACCGGCATGCAGGCCCTGCTCGATGGCAAGTCCGTCCATAACGCGCAGCCTCGCCTGATCGTCTGCCCAGGCCACTCGGCCACCCAGGCCGTGGCCAGTGCCATGGATGGTCTGGCGGCCAAGCTCAAGGCCATTGCCATCGTCGATGGCCCTAACACCGATGACGAAGCAGCCATTGCCTACTTCAACAACTTTGGCAGCAAGCGCGTCTTTGCCGTCGACCCCTGGCTCAAGGTCTGGGACACCGATACCGGTGCGGCCAGCACCGTGCCGGTGTCCCCGTATGCTGCAGGCCTCTTTGCCCGGACCGATCGTGAGTACGGATTCTGGGCATCCCCCTCCAACAAGGAGTTCGTCGAGGTCATCGGCACCGCACGCCCGATCGAGTTCTTGGATGGTGATGAGACCTGTCGCGCCAACCTACTCAACGCCGCCAACATCACCACCGTCATCCGCGATGGCGGTTACCGCCTGTGGGGGAACCGCACGCGCTCAGCCGATGCCAAGTGGGCCTTCGTCACCCGGGTGCGCACGGTGGACATCGTCATGGACGCCATCCTCTATGGCCACAAATGGGCGGTGGACCGCTCCATCACCAAGACCTACGTCAAGGACGTGACCGAAGGGCTGCAGGCCTTCATGCGTGATCTGAAAGCGCAGGGCGCCATCATCAATTTCGAGGTCTATCCCGACCCCGAACTCAACACCGCGAGCCAGCTCGAGCAAGGCCGCGTGTACTGGAACATCCGCTTCACCGACGTGCCTCCCGCAGAAAACCCCACCTTCCGGGTCGAGGTCACGAACCAGTGGATTACCGAAGTTCTCGACATTTAAGGAGCCTGCACCGTGATCCCGCAAACCCTCTACAACCTCAACCTCTTCATCGACGGCGTGAACTTCGCCGGCATCGCCATCCAGGTCACGCCGCCCAAACTCAAGATCAAGGCCGAAGACTACCGGGGTGGCGGCATGGACGCCCCGATCAAGATGGATCTGGGCCTCGAAGCGCTGGAAGCCAATTTCTCGCTCTCGGGCATGTCCGTCGAAGCGCTGCGCTTCTTTGGCCTGGCCGACCAGAGCGCCTTCAACGGCGTCTTCCGGGGGGCCTTTCGCAACCACAAGGGTGAGGTGCAGTCCTGCGTCGTGACCCTGCGCGGCATGTTGACTGAGGTCGACATGGGTGACTGGAAGCCCTCGGACAAGGCCGAAACCAAATTCAGCCTGGCCTGCAGCTACTACAAGCTCGAACTCGATGGCCTGCTGATCTATGAGATCGATCCGATCGCCTCGGTGCGCATCGTGGATGGCCGCGACCAACTGGCCGACATCCGTGCCGCCCTAGGCCTGTAACCCGCCTGTAACCCACTTCCCATCACGCCATCACACCACCGGAGATCCACCCATGGACCACCTGATCATCAAATTACAGCATCCGACCGAATTCGACGGCATTCGCCGCGACACGCTGACCCTGCGCGCGCCGCTGGTGCGCGACATGCGCCTGGCCTCGCGCCAGGCCCCCATTGACGCTGAAGAGCGTGAGTTGATCCTGTTCGGGATTCTGGCGGGCGTGGCACCCAAGGATCTGGAGGGCATGCGTTTTACCGACTACAAGCGGCTGCAAGACAGCTACTTTCGCCTGGTGTCCGCTCGCCCGGATGACCGCGCCCCTGCTGAGCCTGCTGATGAAGCGACTGGCGCGGGAACTGCACTTCCCGCCCTCTGAGATTGATGCCCTGGACCTCAGGGATGCCCTGTGGTGGCTGGAGGACTGAATGAAACGCGATATTGCACTGGGTATCGTCATTGGCGGCGCGGTTGATGGCTCGCTGGGCCGGGCGGTGACCGATACCCAGTCGCGCATCACCCGCCTCAAGCAGACCGCTGAACAGCAACGCCTGTGGCAACGCACGATTGGCGAGACGCAGCGCCTGCAAGTCGAGTTTCGCAAACTGCACCTGAGCGGCGATGCGGCCGCCGATGGCATCCGCAAGAAAATCGAGAGCAATCTGACCGTTCTGCGCCAGGCTGGCATTGAAGCAGACAACCTGGACCGCGCCTATCAGCGGCTTGGCCGCACAGCACGAGGGCTGGAGCTGCAGGCCGTTGGCCGAGAGCGCATCGGTCAGGGGGTGGCCCAAGGGCGTGAAGCGGTGGGCGATGCCCTCAAGCTGACCGCCATGGTGGCGGTGCCGGCCACCATCTCGGCCAACTACCAGGCCATTGTTCGCGACATGGCGATCAAGTCCGGTATCGCCGGCACGGCCCGCGAAACACAAATCGGTGAGCAGATCGCACAAAGTGCGCTGGCCAGCGGCATGGGGCGCAACGAGCTGGCCGAGGCGGTCAACCAGTTGGTTGGTGGCGGCATGGATCTGGAGCGTGCCACGGCCTTTGCACCGCTGCTGGCCAAGTTCGCCGTGGGCCAGGGTTCTGGCAGTGTCGATACTGCGCGCATGATCGGCGCGCTGGAGCAAAACGCCAGGATCAGCGACCCGGCCCAGATGCAACAAGCCCTGGAAGCGATTGCCTACTTGGGTAAGGAAGGGTCGTTCGAATCCTCGGACATGGCGCGCTGGTTTCCGGAGCTGCTGGCCGAGATGCAGAAGATTGGCATCACCGGCCAGGACTCGGTCAATCAGCTGGGCGCCATGCTGCAGGTGCAGATGAAGGTCTCCGGCTCCCCTGATCAGGCGGCCAACAATCTGAAGAACTGGTTCTCCAAGATCGGCTCGCCGGAGACCCAGCGGCGCTACGCCGATGTCGGCATCGATTACGCCGCCATGATGCAAGAGGCCATCGGCAAGGGCTGGAGCACGATGGAGTCCTCCTTTGTGCTGGCCCGGGCCTACATCGAACAGGCCGATCCTGAGCGAGCCCAGCAAGTCTCGGCGGCGGCGCAACGCATCGGCGAGGAACGTGATCCGGCCAAGCTGCAGGCCATGATGCAAGCCTTCGAGGCCACCATGAAAACCGGTGACCTCTTTGCTGACATGCAGGTCAAGGCGGCGCTGACCGCGTACATGCAAAACGCTGATCTCTATCAGCGACTCAAGCAAAACGCGGCACGGGCCAGTGGTGAAATCGAACAAGACCTGATTGCCCGGCGCGAAACTTCCAAGCAGATCTGGAGTGAAGTCACCCAAGCCTGGGACGAAGCCTTGCGCCGCATCGGGGATGCCTTGCGCCCGGTGACCGACACTGTTGGCCAAGCCCTGGGTTCCGTGGGTCGGGCGCTGGCCTCTCTCGTCGAGCAGGCACCCATGGTGGTCGCCGGACTTGCCACGGTGGCCGGTGGGCTGGTGGCTCTCAAAGGCGCCCGTGCTGCCTGGAACATCGGGCGCGGTGCGCTTGATCTGGCGCGGGGTACGCTTCTGGCGGGGCGATCTGGCAGTGCCCGAGGCATGCCTGGTCTACCCGGCAAGCTGGGCAATCTGGCGAGCTTGCTCACCGGTGGAGCAGCTACCGGGGCGCAGCCTGTGTTCGTGACCAACTGGCCGGGTGCCGGTGCCTTGCCTGATCTGCTGGGGCGGTCTGGCCGGGGCGCAGGCCGGCCCTCTGGGTCGCCAGCAGGCAACATGGCCCGTGCGGGTGGCGCTTTGGGGCGGGTCGGAGGCTGGTTGGGTAAGGCCGGTGGCCGACTGGGTGGTGCACTGGCCATTGGCTCGGCCGCGTATCAGGTCTTTGATACCGCCAAGAACGCCACCACCCGCGAAGAAAAGGCTCAGGGTTACGGCGGTGCGGCCGGCACGCTGGCTGGCGGCTTGGCTGGCGCCAAGCTCGGTGCCGCAGTAGGCGCACTGGGCGGCCCCATCGGTATCGCGATTGGCGGTTTGCTGGGTGGCGCCATTGGCTCTTTCGCCGGTGACAAGCTGGGCGGCTGGTTGGGCAAGTCGCTGGTGGCGAGCCAACCACCTAAAGCGTCCCCCACATTGGCGGCCACGCCGGTGCCACCCAATCTTGCGCCACTGGTTGCGGCCGGCGCTGCGCCACCTGTACCCAAAGCAGCGACAACGCCCGTGGCCAAGGCACCCGCTGTGCCGCAACAGGTGAATTTCTCGCCCACCCTGCAAATTACCGTCAAGGGTGATGTGAAAGACCCCCGGCAACTGGCCAACGAGCTGATGCCGCACCTGAAGCGGCTGTTCGAGCAGTTTCAGCAACAAAACCAGCGAGCCGCTTGGTTCGACGGCGCGCATGTGTGAGGTAACTGATGACCCTGTCTTCCATCACCCAGTGGGTCTCGCAGGCCAGCTCATCGGTCGCGCGCGCCACCAGCCATGCGCAGCGACTGGGACAACTGGCGCAAGAGGCCCGGCCTGCAGAGAACATCTTCAGGTTGGCCGCCAACACATCCTCCGAGCTCACGCGCGGTGCCAATGCCCTCAAAAGCCTGGTGACCCTGCTGCCTACCGCCAGCGTGACGGCCTTTGAACGCAGTGCCCTGGGCCGGGGGATTGCCAGCGTGCAGGCCGGGCTGGCTGAGATCAATCGCGCCACGCAGCGGATCGGCAGTCTGATCGATACCGCCCAGTCGGGCGCCAAGCGCCTGGACTCAGCGGTGCGATCGGTGCAGAGCGTGGCGACCTCGGTGTCGACGCAATTGGGCACGCTCAAAGCCCAACTGGGCAGTGCCGGCGCCACGACACCGCTGGCATCACCCACCGCTTCGAGCTCAAGCCTGGTTGCGGGGACCGTCATGCCGACGATCTCCAGTGCCAGGCCACACCTGCTGGTGTTGGTCGCCGAACAAGGCGAGCGTTTCTACTTTGGCCTGAACACGGCAGCCTTCGACAGCCTGCGCCGGCAAAGCCAATACAACATCGCCACTCAGGAGCGTCTGGGGCGACCGCAAGCCCTGCAAGCGGTCAATCAGGGGGGTGAGTCGCTCACGCTCTCAGGCGTGGTCTTTGCACAGATGGCAGGCATGACCCAGCTCAACGCGTTGCGCCGGATCGGTTTTCAGATGAAGCCGGTCGAGCTCATCGCCGGCCACGGTGAAACCCTGGGGCGCTGGTATTTGGCCAGCGTCTCGGAGGATCAAAGCGACCTGATGGCCGACGGCGCACCGCGCAAGCAGACCTTTACCGTGGAGTTCAATCGCTATGGCGACGACTATCAAAACCTCTGACGGCGATGTGCTCGATCGCCTCTGCCACCAGCACTACGGGCATCTGATGGGCACGGTCGAGGCAGTACTGGAAGCCAATCCGGGACTGGCTACGCGCGCTCAACCCTTTGTTTCAGGTGTCATCATCCACCTGCCGGATCTGGCCCCGGCGCGCACCGACGTGATCAACCTGTGGGACTGAGCGATGCGTGCCATCTTCCAGATCATTGCCAACGCCCAGGACATCACCGATCTGCTCAAAGACCGCTTGATCAGCCTGCAACTGACCGACCGGGCCGGGTTGCAGTCGGATGAGTGCGAGATCCGGCTGGATGACCGTGACGACCGGATTGCCTTCCCCAGGAAAGGCGCACTGCTGCGTATCTCGCTGGGTTGGGAGGGTCAGGGGCTGAGCTTCATGGGGGCCTACACCGTGGATGAGGTCGAATTCTCAGGCCCGCCACGCACTCTGGTCATTCGCGGCAAGCCGGCGGACATGGCAGGTCTTGCCAAAAGCCCGCGCCAGCACGCGTGGGAAAGTGTTCCGCTGTCACAAATTATCCGGGAGGTCGCCGCTCGCAACCGCTGGCAGGCGGTCTGCTCGATCACCACGACGGTGCCTCGGGCCGATCAGGTCGGCGAGTCGGATTTGAACTTCCTGACCCGCCTGGCGCGTCAATACAACGCCACGGCCACCCTGAAGGACCGCAAGCTCGTGGTCCTGCCGCGCGCTGACGGTAAGACCGCCTCGGGTAAAAGCCTGCCGGCGATCCGCCTCTCGCCAAACGAAGTGACCAGCTATCGGCTGACTTTCCCCGACCGGGGCAGCGTTGGTGCGGTCAAAACTCAGGCCCACGACACCAAGACCGGCAAAAAGATCGACATCGTCATCCCGAACCCGGATGCACCGGCCGGCTCCAGCAGCGCCACGCACACCGATCGACACATCTATCCGAACGCCAGCGCTGCCAAGGCTGCAGCCAAAGCCAAACTGGCCGGCATGAACCGGCAGACCGCCAGCGGTCAGCTGGAGTTGCGTGGCCGTGCCGATCTGGCCGCCGAGAAGTCGGTCGAGTTGCAGGGGTTCAAGCAAGAGGTCGACGGCACCTACCTGATCGAGTCGGTCACCCATCAGCTTGCCGGGCAAAGCTGGAGCACGTCGGTGGGAATCTCAGCCGGCAAATCAGGCAAGGCCAGAGCCGGGCACAACAAACCCCCTCAACGCACAACGACCGTGGCCATTCCCAGCGCCCTGTGACCTGCGAATCCCTTTTACCCCATCGACCCCGCCCCTATGCGGGGTTTCTTGTTTCTGGAGACCGTGATGAACACACCGAACACCCGAGACGGCTGGGTATCCATGCCGCTGGATGAATTTGAGCGATTGATCGAGGACGCTGCCGAACGCGGCGCCAAGCGCGCCATGACCGATGTCGGTCTGGATGGCGAAAGCGCAGCCGCCGACATCCGTGAACTGCGTGGATTGCTCGAAGCCTTCAACACCGCTAAGCACACCGCCTGGCAGACGTTGGTGCGCATGGTGACCACGGGCTTCATCCTGGCCTTGGTTGCAGGCGCGCTGATCAAGTTGAAGTTCTTTGGAGGACACTGATCATGCTGACCTTGCTCGGATCACTGCTGGGCTTCCTCAGCAGCACCTTTCCGGAATTCCTCAAGCTGTTTCGCGACAGCCAGGATCGCAAACATGAACTGGCGATCCTGGATCGGCAGATGGAGCAGCAGCGGCTGGGTCACAGTCAGCGCCTGGAGGAAATCCAGATTGCGGCTGATGTTGCCGAGAGCCAGGCCCTGTACAGCTATGCCAACCATCCTACGGGCTCGCCATGGGTGGAAGCCTTACAGGCCTCGGTGCGCCCGGTCATCACCTATGCCTTCTTTCTGGTCTTTGCGGTGGTGAAGGTCTCGGCACTGGTCACCTTGCTGCAGACCGACGGGATTACCCTGGCCGCTGCGCTGCAGGCTACCTGGGACGAAGAAACCCAGGCGTTGTTTGCCGCCGTAATGTCCTTCTGGTTTGGCAGCCGTCAGATCAGCAAGATGCGCCGGGGTGGCTGATGCGTCACGTCACCGAAGCAGGACTCAATCTGATCAAACGCTTTGAAGGCTTCAGCCCCACCATTTACATCTGCCCAGCCGGCTACCCGACCATCGGCTACGGCCATGTGGTGCTGGCACATGAACAGGATCAGTTTGCATCGGGCATCACGCAAGCCGAGGCCACCGAGCTTCTGCGTAAGGACGTGAGGATCGCCGAACGAGCCGTGCTGCGGCTGATCTCGGTGCCTCTGACGGACGGACAGTTCGAGGCGCTGGTCTCTTTCACCTTCAACCTCGGTGCTGGGGCGCGGCGTTGGTGCAATAAAATGTCATCCCACCCGGCAGCGCCGGCTTTCGTGATGGTTTGAGGTCGAGCATGGCAGTGCGAACGAAGATGGATGCGGGCACAAGCAAGCCGAAGTACCGCTACCGGGTCACGAACTGGGCGGAGTACGACCGAGCGCTGGTCAGTCGGGGCGATCTGACGATCTGGTTCGACGAGGCGACGATCAAGGACGGCTGGACGCCCCCGCCGCCGGTCGGGCGCGGCAAACCGGGCCTGTATTCGGCGCTGGCGATCCAGACCTGCCTGACCCTGAAGACGCTGTTCCGGCTGCCCTACCGCGCCACCGAAGGGCTGATGAAGTCGCTGATGCGCCTCAATGGGCTCGATCTTCCGGTGCCCGATCACACCCACATGTCGCGCCGGGCGGCGCAGCTGGCGGTGAAGATTCCCCGCCGCCCGCGCACGGGGCCGGTTCATGTCGTGGTCGACTCGACCGGTCTGAAGATCTTTGGCGAGGGCGAATGGAAGGTTCGCCAGCACGGGGTCGGCAAGCGCCGCACCTGGCGCAAGATCCACCTGGCGGTCGATGAGGCCGAGAAGGACATCATCGGCATCGAGGTCACCACCGCCGACTGGGGCGACAACGAGGTGCTCCCCGAGTTGCTCGCGCAGGTCGAGGGCGCGGTGGCCCAGGTTTCGGCCGACGGCGCCTACGATACCGAAGGCTGCCATCGCAGCATTGCCGAACGCAGCGCCAAGGCAACGATTCCGCCCCGAGACGGCGCGGTCCCCTGGGGGGACGATCATCCGCGCGATGCCATCCTTCAGGCGATTGCCGAGCGCGGGCGAGACGGTTGGAAAGACGACAGCCACTACCATCGGCGCAGCCTGGCCGAGAACATGATGTTCCGCCTCAAGCAACTGGGCGAGCGGCTGTTCTCGCGAGCCTTCGAGCGTCAGGTGGCCGAAGCCCATGTCCGGGCCGCCATCATCAACCGCTTCACCTACCTGGGCATGCCGCAATCGGTCCGGGCTGGGCAAATTGCGCCTGCTGCATGAAGCGGGCGGGGGAAAGGGGCAAATCATGCCGAAATCCCAGAAGCTAAGCATTTGTTATATAAGAACTTGTTAATAGTGCACCAACGCCCTGGGGCGCTACAGCGCTCGACACTGCGGCGGAAGGCGAACCGTGGCGAACACGAAGGCGTCCCCACTGAGTTGATGAAGTGGGTGTGGGCGGCCGGAAAAAGGCTTCCAGGGCTTGTCCGTCGCCGACAGGCAGAAGGGGTTGCTTACGCCTCTGAACCTTCTGCTGGCATGAAAATTGATAAAGATTCAGTGGGGGAAGCCCGAACAGGGTGACGTCCCCCCCCCCACGGTTTAAAATGACAAGATTTTGTAGATAAATGCAATCACATCGCAAAGATGCGTGTTGTGGGGACCATAAGAATGGCGTTTTTCCCGGTATTTCTGTCTGTTGTGTATGTTGTACGCAATCAAGGCCATCAGCTAGAGAGCATTATTCACAGTGCCTCTGAAAAATTGTCATCACTCGTCACCGATTATGAGTTGATTATTGTTGACAACGCGTCTGATGATGAAAGCATCAATGTACTCAAAAATCTAACCGGTCAATCGGGCTATCCAAACTTACAAGTTTATGCTCTTACCAAGGAAGTTGATGGTGACACAGCTTCATGGGTGGGGCTGGAGAATGCGCTTGGTGATTTTGTCGCTGTCATTGATCCCCAGCTCGACGACATCGGTTTCTTGCCTGAAATGCTCGATAAAGCAGTTATGGGGGCAGATGTGGTTTTTGCAAATAACCAGCAGAAACCACGCCAAAGCTTCGCTTACCGAGCGGCCTATGCAGTCTTCAATTTTCTGTACAAAGCGTTCAATGGAATACATCTGGCCAAAGAGGCGCCCCAGTACAGGCTGCTGAGTAAATGTGTCGTTAACTTTATCTTGCAGCACTCCCAGCCAGCCGTTACTTACCGGCACTTGCCGGCAACTGGTGGTTTTGCGCGTATCAATATGGAGTACAGCGCCAAACCACTTGCAAGGAACACCAAAAAATTGGGGGAAAGCATTGATCGAGGGATGCGCCTCCTCGTTTCGACAACACAAGCACCAATGCGACTTGTGACAAAGTTGTCCTTGTTTGGGGCTGCGGCCAACTTAATTTATTCGGTTTATGTTGTAGCCATTGGGATTTTCAAAACTGACGTGGCGCCAGGTTGGGTGAGTATGTCATTGCAACAGTCAGGCATGTTTTTCCTGATTTCACTCGTGCTTTTAGTGCTTGGGGAATACATATTGCATATGGCAAGCCTCAGTAATGAGGGGCCGCTGTATCACGTTGGCCAAGAGTTTACGAGCGCACGCATGACCCGCCGGGAGAAGCTGAACATTGAGGATGTCTCGTCGTCAGCAACGCGTGACTTGCCCAATTCAGATCAGGTTGTTGCATGA